GCAAAGAATGGAACTGGCGAATATGAAAATCAAGCTTTTGAAAGTATTTATTTATCAGAAGTCGCTTTTATAACAGATAAAGACGGAAACGAAGTATAAAGGAGAGTGATTAGAATGTACAGAGTTTATCACTTAACAGACGAAGAGAAAGATAAAATTGTGCGATGTCGTTGGGATGGAGATACACATTACTATGATGTATTTGAATCACAAGAAGAGTGTGATGAAGAACAGAAAAGATTGGATAGAATTGAAGCAGAATATAGAAAAGAGAAAGCTGATTATTTGAAAAATTGTAAGGGAGAGTGATTAATATGTATAAATATATTATCAGTTATAATGGCGGTCAATTAAGAGACAATGGAGAATAACTTAATATTGATAGTTAAAGCAGAGATTTAATTATCTCTGCTTTTTCTATAAATACATATGAGGAGGTGTTAGAGTGATTAAACCTTACAAAATGTACGGCGACTTCTATGTACCAGGTTGTCCAAATGCTTTTCCAACTGAGGAAGAAGCATGGGAATACATAGAAGAGAATTGCTAACACAAGAGGCATCGGTTGGTGACGCAGCCGTGTAAGTCCTCACTCCTATATTAGTATTATAACACAAAATGGTAAGGGATAGTAATAGTAATGTTTTTGGATTTATCTAAATTGAAGAGGTGAGAAGATGACAAGCACAATAGAAAGAGATTTTGTAGTAAAAGATGGTACAGCAAGCTTCCCGATGAAAGAATATCCAAACTATTGCGGAATTGAAGATATTGGATATATTTCACACGGAGAATGGGCAGACGCAGAACTTGAATACAAGGGAAAATTATTCAATGAAAATGTGGTGTCAGATGTAATGTGGGAAAGATTTATTGAAGAATTTCCTGATAAAGATGGAGATTATGAAGCGTTTAATCAGTATATGCATAACAATAAAGACGAAGTGTATGAGTTATTAGAAGATTGGAGTGATAGAAATGAAGAGAACACCAAAAGTAATTAAGCGGCAAACGGAAGAATGGTTAGATGAACGGTGGATGATTGCAACTATGAAAGATGCAAGACCACAAGATATGAGTTATTACAATGGAGCATTAAAGGCTCTTGAATTTGTAGGTTACGAATGGAAACGTGATGTAGATGGAAAACATACATTGTTTAAGTAGATTGGAGTGATGAAAATGAAAAGAATAACCAAAAAAGAACGAAAAGAAAATGCAAATAGATTTTATAATATGTTTATGAATAGTAATTGCAATCAGGCAGCTATTGTAGTTGAAAGAATAGAAAGTAGTAACCCAAATATCAATAGGTGCAGATTTATAACAGTTCCATCAACACTTGCATTTATGGAAAATCCAATAGTAATTGCAGAGTCTGTATCTGGGATTACAGGTTGTTTTATGGAACTATTAGATGATATTAAGCCAAGAAGAGGAACAGAAAAAACATATTTTGATGATGGTTTTAACGATTGGCTTAAAGAAACGTATAAGTTCAGAATTACATATAAAGATGGACTTGTATTTATGTTGGAAAAGAATATTGAAGAAACACCGTAAATAGCAATTTCAAATGGAAAGGATGGTTTATTTATATGTTATTAGACAAAAAGATACAGGATATTTTAGAGAAAAACGAATTTAATTTTGATGAAAAAATCAGTGAACAGGATAATGGAAAGTATATTGAAATCAATCAGAGTACACCAGAAGGTGAAGATTGGTGGGAGACAATCTGGTTTGATGGTACATATGAAGGGTTTGTAAATGCAGTTGAAGAAAGAGTGTTGAATTTTGATGTCGATGAAGAAGTCGAGATATGGATTCCTAACAGAGGTAAAGGTGGTTGCCCTGATAGTATTATGGATTTAGTTCATGATGCCGAATGGAAACAGAAAACATTAGAAAACTTATTGGATGATTTACAGGAAAACAAAAAAGAAGAAAAGGAAATCACAAAAGAATCTGTTGAGAATGAACTATATGATTTCTTTAATGACAAAATGAAAACTGGAGATGCACCTGAAATTGAAGGAGTGTGGAAACAATACGATCCTGCAAATGGTAATATTATTACCATTGATTGTGTTGGTGGAAAGCAGATTAGATTTATTATTCAAGTAGATTAAGGAGTGATGAGATATGTATAAGGAAGAAGCAAGAGAAATTTTAAAAGAGTTTTTAGAAGATTGTGATAAAACGCAGAAAACAAAAACAAAAACACCTTTAAGAAAAGCTTTTGATTTAGCTTATAGTGAATTATGTAAGAGCGATAGTACTCTTTGTTTTACACAAGAAGAAATTGATAAAGTGTGTCAGGCTATTATTGATAGCCTAGTTGATACATCGAGAGAATTACAAGATAGAGTGTTGAGTATTTTAAAAAATAATAGTTATTAAAATAGCACAGTAAACAAGAGATTCAACAGGATAATAATAAGAATGTGGAGGATTGATATTTATGGAAGAAGCTCCAACATTAAAGGAGTTATTAAATAACCGAAAAGAAAATCATGCAAATTCAATTATTGTTTCTACTAAAAATGACAAAGATTTATTTAAAGGTAACATATCTGATATACCAGAAAAACTGTTAAATATTCAAATCTTCGCATGGGATAAAAGAGACGGAATATATATCACAATTGAGTAAAGTTTGGAAGAATGGAGGAAAACAAATTATGCTTAATATAGTTGTTATTAATTGTGATGGAAAATATGTGGAATACGAATGGGATTCAAAGAAAGCATTTGTACAGGATATGCGAAGTGATAATGAAAATATTCCAATGCTCGATGATCCTTTAGCAGAAGTCAATACACAAGACGATAATTTACAGTTATGGTGGAGAAATACAGATGGGTTGACTGTGAGTGATCTGTTTGAAAAATGCAAACAGGAATTGAATTAGATAGGAGTGATTGGAATGGATTATAAAATAGGTGATATAGTAAAAATATCTGTTTGTGTAACAGAAAAATGGGATAGATTAGTTACTTGTAAAATCACCAATAAGTATATAAGAAATAATACTACTTATTATTCTTTGCAAGAGATAAATGGAATTTATAGAGTAAGTAACGTAAAAGAAAACCGATTCATACTTGATTAATATGAAACGGAAATTTCAGAAGGAGTTATTAAATGAAAATAAAATTTAAAGACTTATATATGGATGGAGAAGTCGTAATACTTGACGTAAGCGATATAAGAATGATGACAGGCGATCAGGATGAAACAATATTGATTGAGAATGTCGATGGAGTATTTTATAAGGCAATTGTCATTGAATTTGTTTAAGGAAAGGTGGTAAAATTTATGGATAGGAAAGAATATTTATTAAGACAGGTACTAAAGTTATTTAAGCAACAGAAAGAAAGTCGTTATGTTTTAAATATTGAAGAGATGACTGTTATGTATGATGGAGCTGAATGCGATGGAAGTTGTCTTTGTGATGATATTATGGACGAATTAGGAATTGACAGCTTAGAAGATATTGAGGATTAATAATAAAGATGTTTAGGGAATATATAGGAGATTGGAAATATCCAGTCTCTTATTTTTATGGAAAGGAACAGTAATATGAGATTTGTAATAAGGGATTCTGAAGCCGGAAATGAGATTAAAGAATGTGATTCATTAAAGGAAGCTAAAAAGATATTGGGGGAATATGAACAGACAGATAGAGAAGAGAATACATATACAGAAGAGTTTTATGAAATCTATGATAGAGAAAATGAAGAAATAATTGAATTATAGGAGGTAAACATTATGTTTAATTACAAAGAATTTAAGAAAGAAATGTCTAAGAGAGGACATGAAGTACATAAGAATGGAAAGTATCTTACAATTATCCCTAATAATAATTACAAGGGATACAGTAAAGGATTTCTGTTTGCAACAGATATAATAAAGGGATTTGAGGATATATTAAAATTCATTACTATGGATCATTTTAATACTTGGATATATACTGTAAGATTCAAAATTATGTGATATAATTAGAATAGTAACAATGAGACGTGAATAGTTAAATAGGAGGATTTGGATTATGGGTACAGTTATAAGTATAATAATATTAATATTTGCAATCGCTGCATATAGAGATGGAAAGAAAAAAGAATCAGAAAAAAGAAGAGAGATGTATAATAATTTAAACAGGAAATCAGTCGATGAAATGGAAAAATGGAGAAGATAATATAAGAAAGGTGGTTGATGAATATGTTCGGAGGACTATTAGCATTCTTAGGAATTTATGCAGGAAGTGCTGCAAAAGCAGCTTATGATAATTATGATATGAAGAAAACTACTCGTAGAGTTGATGAGAATGGAAATGTACATTATATGGATAGATTGTGTAATGATTACATCAATGGAGAACGAGTAAAAAGAGTTGAAACAACGGATAGAAACGGAGTTAAATTATATTCAACTGTTGGTGTGAATAGCAGTAAAGTGTATAACACTTCTTATGGAAGGGGTACACAGCAGTTATTTGAAATGAGTGAACATGAAAAGCAAGATGCAATTGAGCGTGGTAAATTGGCTTATATGCAGTACAATCCTTACTTCGGCAGACAAGTTACAACGGAGATTTCAACTGGTAGAACAATTACTTGTCTATTTTCTGGTAAAGATCCTGAAACAGGAAAAATGATTTATAAGAAATGGTATTTCCGTCCAGAATGCCAGGATAAATATGATTGGAGGAATACTGCCAAGGGAGATTATGGCATTGATATCACAGAAGATGAATATAATAAGCTCAAGACGGTATTGAGCAGTTATAGTAATATTCCTAGCGATGGACAAGTGTTAAATAAATTATGGGGATATACTTGTTTTCATTAGTTGGGAGGTCATAAAATGAATAAGCAGAGAAGAGAAAAGATAAGGCAACTCAAAACTCAAATTGATTTGATTAAAACCGATTTGAAGAAAGCTTCAAGTGAGTTATCTTCTATATTGAATGAAGAACAGGAAGCATTTGATAATATGCCCGAAGGATTGCAGAGCAGTTATAGAGGGATGTGTTCTGAAGATGCTGTTGATAGTATGGAAGAAGCGAGTGAGAAACTTGATGAAGTGATTGAGTTGCTAAGTGATGTTGTGTAAGAATAATATGAATACAAAAAGAGAATTGCATTTTATACAATTCTCTTTTTCTTTACACAATGATATTATTGTGGTAACATCTTTATGGGAAGGAGTGTGACCACAATGGTGAAAGATAATTATTTAAAGTTTCGTTGTACCGATAAAATGAAATCGACTGTTGAATCTAAAGCAAAAGAGAATAATATGAGTGTAACAGCTTATTTAGAATATTTAATAAGAAGGGATGTAGATACTATGAGAACTGTAATGAGTGATAATTTAACGGAGGATATTGAAGTTAGGTTGAAAAAAGAAACAAGTTGCTATTTGTCAAGCAACAAAGAATGGTGGCTTTTTACTGATATGAATGTATTCAATAAAATAAGCAAAGAATATAAATTTAATGAAGAAGCGGAAAATAGAAATAAGATTTATACTCATAATATAGAGGAATATCTACAAATAATTTGTGAAGATATGATAGAAACATTCTTTGGAAGACAAATACAATTTTCTGATTTTATAGAATCTACAATGGAAATTGTTGAAGATAATCCAGAAAAATTATATTGCAATGAATGGGATGAAATACTTATAGATTACATAAAAGTCGGTATTATAACAAGTATCGCAAGCGATTTAGAAGATGAACTAAAAAGATTAGATAGTACCGGTTATGACATAGGAATTATTAATCAGGCTATAGTCAATAAATAATAGTTTCATTTGAAGATTGGAGGTAGAATTATGTTTGAGTGGAATGTAGAAGATATGAAATTGCTGAATCAGAAAAGCAGTATAATAATCGGAAAAGAGAAAATATATAATTGTGAATCTGATATAACAAGAGAAGATAAAATTGCATTTGTTGATAAAATGCAAGACAACAAGTTGAGTTATATTTTGGCGTTATCAAAGAAATTTGAAAAAGATAAAAAGGATATGCCGACTGATAATTGGGGAGATGTAAAGACCGTATCACTCAAGGCATGGATTAAAAGAAATGATGAAAGAAACTTAATTGACAATTCATATCAATATGGAAGTGTCCGATTTATGGGTGGAAGAAGTATTCAGTGTATTAATAGGAAAGGTGGATATGACACATATGAAGATTACATTGATGAAATATTCCATCGTCAGTTAAAGGAATGTGAAAATTTAGAACATAAATATTTTTTAGAACATGATGAATATTCTATTTTAAAACGGAAATTCAGAGACAGAAACCATGATACAACATTTGGGGTAAGTATTGGTTCTTGCAGCGATGGAAGTATCTTTGTATATGACATTAATGATAGTAGTAAAAGGAGAGATATTACTATTGAAGAATTGAGATATTTGCTTGAAAAATATGATGAACTGGATAAATTGGTAAGAAAAATAACCGAAGAAACAAATATTAGATATTAGATTATGATGAATCCAAGTTTTTTTGGAAAGGAGGAGTGAATGATATGAATAACGTATTGGAACAGCGATTAGCTGCAAAGAAGAGAGATTTGGAAAATCAACAAGAATATTTCAGAATTGATATGAAAAACATTGAACAATCAAATTATGAAGACAATGCCATTAACGCATTATTATATATGAAGAAACTGAAAACTGAAATTGCAGAGTTAGAGTTAGTTATGCAGTTGAAAAAAGCGAATGAACTCTAAGTTTACTATGGGTTTAAGAATGGAGGTAATAGTATGAAGATAACAAGAGAAATGGTAATGGAATTAAATAATGAATTAGCAGTTAAAGGTTGCCCATTCAGATATGAATATGAGGGAGCAACAGAATATTCACACATTCCACAAATGCAGGTTGCATTGCCAAATATGAATTGTGTTAGTAGCTGCATTATTAACGTAACAAGGGATTTTCTTGAATGGCTAGAATTGTGGTTCAAAACAAAATATGGAATTGAATTAATCTGTAACAATGATGGAACTATCTTATGGACTAAAAATTTTTGTGAGTAAAAGGCAAGTAAATTTAACTTTCTTTTGGCATAGAAACGGAGGATATTATGTTGAGAAGAAATTTATTTATAGGCATTCCAAATGATAAATTAAAAGAATGCTATGATAGTTATGTTAGAGTTAGTTGTAAAAGAGAAAATGAAAAAGAGTTATTTTCTGATTTAGTAATAGAATATAAGTCTTTTATAGAAAGTAATCATCCTAAAGCAGCGGAAGCAATTTGTGAAAGGGATATGTTTAATGAGATTGCAAGAAGATATTTTAAGATAGCTGATATTATTAAGGACAAAGATTTTTGTGAGATATTTGGAATTGAGGTGAAAGACAATTAGTAAATTAATACAGAAATTAAATTGGGATATGCCATTTATAAAAAATCAGTGTATGTTTGTATATGCTGAAGCTGATTTAGATTCTAATCAAAAGATGCAAGAACCACTACAAAAACTATATCAGTATGAAAATCAACCAGATATGAGAGAAAAGATAAGAGAATATATTAATGAGCTTGATAGAGAAATTGGCAGACTTGAATCTGACCTAGAAAAGCAAATGACTTATAATGTAGAAGCTTGCGAGGTTAGTTCAACTGAATCAAGGTTGAATACAATAATCGAAGTGAAAAATGATTTATTAGGAAGATTAGAAGAGGTAATATAAATGGAAAATAGAAATGTAATTGAAACAGTAGTACATACGGCATTAACGAAAAGAGAGTTGATTGATTTGATTAACAAATCTTTTCCTGATGAAGAGGTTGGTAATCACGGACAGATAGCACAGCTTTCCACAACAACTATGTCAGATGGAACAAAAATGCAGAATGTTTGCTTTGGTAAGATATTAAAAGTTTAGTAACAAGATGAATGAATGATTTACTTGGAAGAATGGAAGAGGTGGTATAATGAAAGAATTTAGAAGTACTGATGAGATCACAAAAGAAGACCTTGAGAAAATGTATAATGCAATTGCTAAATTTGATAATTATATTTCATCAGCAACAAGGAAGCCGACAGATGAAAATATTGGATTATATGAACATTGGATTGATTGCAGGTACGATATAGAGAATTTAATTGTAACTGAGAGATAAGAGGTGATATAAATGTCAAAAACAATGGATAAACCAAATAAGGTAAAAGCAAAACTTATTGTAAAAGTTGAAGGAGAATTCTATGATGATGAGTCATCAGAAGAAACATTGAGATATTGTGTTGAACAGGATTTGGAAGATGCAGGATTAAATGTTATTGATGTGTCTGTGATGAAATGAGGTGATATAAATGAGCCGAATTAATAAAACGCAAAATAATTTAGATACCGTGTGGAACAATTTAGATTTAGCTTATGAATATATGGAAAGAGCTATTGAAGATTTATCACAAATGACTGGATTATCTGATGAATTAAAGAGAATGGTTGAGCAGTACGATTTGTCGGAAATCAGTATAATGAAGCAGGAAGTTGAAGAATTGATGTTTAATGCTGATGGTACACAAAGAACCGCTAAAATAAATGACTATAGAAGTGGTAAAATTTCACTGTAAATGATTTTTTTAGAAAAAGAAGGAGAAAAATGATGGATGGAATTCAAGGAAGTTACGCTATAGCATACGCAGATAAAGATGGCACAAGTTTTTCTGAAAATGAGCCGTGGATCTTAGCTGAATTTGGAGATGATATTAAAAAATGTAAAATAAGAGTAACAGAATTAATTAAAATGGGGTATAAGAAAGTAATTCCATTTCAATTTGGACAAAGGCTATTGGAATCATATTCCTGGGATTATGTCAAAAGACACAAAATTTAATATTAAACTAGCAGCATAAAAGCCGAATTAATGGAGAATACAAATGGAATCAGCTATAAATGAATTGGCAAAAAAAGATAACTTTACAAATGACAAGCAGTATAATTCAGGTTTAAGGCTAATAAGAGAAATGGGGTATCGTTATGTTAGTGGAGAACCTGATGTTAAGTATTATTGTATGTGTAATGGGTACTAAGAATTTGTTGGAAGATTAGAAGAGGTGATATAATGATAGCAGAAGAGAGCTTACGAGAGGTTATTATACATGATATATATATATATATATATATA